CCGGGGCGGTGAAGGAGCCGGCGGTGTCCGAGGCCGGCACGGCGTGGGAGGGGCGGACGTGGGAATCCATGCGGCCGTCCGAGAAGCATGCGCTGTACATCGAAAACCGCGCGCTCTACGACGCCAAAAAGGCCGAGCACGATCGCAAACACGCCAAGGAATAACCCAACGGGGCAACGGTAACGCGGCGGCATCACGCCCGGCAGTCATCACTGTTCGAAGGAGATCGCAATGGCACGGACCACGAAAGACGACGTCATCATCCCGCAAATATTCACCGAGGCCGTCCAGGCGGCCTTCGCCCAGGCCAACGCGTTCCAGGGCTCCGGCCTTGCGACCACGGGGGCCGTGGCGATCAACGATTCGTTCGGCGGCGATGCCAACACGGTGGGGTCGGAGGTCCGCGTGCCCTATTTCGGCACGCTTGGTGAATTCGCCGACAACCCCGACGGTTCGGCCGTCACCCCCGCCAAGGTGGCGATGACCTCCGAGCTTGCCACGGTCAGCCGGGACAGCCTCGCGTTTGAAGTTACCCGTTGGGGCAGCCGGGCGGCCGGCGCGGACGTGTACGAGGAGGGCGCGCGCCAGATCGTCGTGGCCGCCCAGCGCGCCATGGACCGGCGGGTCATCGACGCGTGCGTGGCGGCGGGTGGGTTGCTTCACAGCGTCTACGACGTTGGGTCTCCGGTGAAGCTGAACTACGACGTCATGGTGGACGCAAAGATGCTGTGGGGCGACGAGCAGGACGATGTGGTCGCCCTGGCCGTGCATTCCAAAACCCTCGCCGACCTGTATAAGTTGCGGGATTCGTCCGGGCTTCCCATTCTTACAAGCCCCGTCGACGGGGGCCTTCCGCGGTTCCTTGGGGTGCCCACGGTCGTATCCGACCGCCTTCCGCTCACCGGATCGTCGATGGGGTCGGTTTCGTCGGCGGGCACGTCCCCCCCGACGGTCACCCTGTCCGGGACGCCCAACGGTCCGCATTCGCTCAAGATCATCATCACCGTCGGCGGTGCGCGCGGCACGGCCAAATTCAAGTTCTCGACCGACGGCGGCCAACACTACTCGGACGAGTTTACCACCGCCGCAACGGTCGCCCTCACCGACACCGCCGTCGACAGCCTTGTCGGGGTCAATGGGGCCACGGGGCTCACGGCGGCGTTTGCCACGGGGACCTATAACGTCGACAACGTGTACACCGCATCCAGTAACCTCAAGGTTCGTTCGCTTATCTTGAAAAGGAACGCGTTGGCGTTCTGGTACAACCGCGCGGCGTTGGCCCTGCAAACCGACGCAAACATCCTTTACGATTCCCGAATCGCGGCCATGCACCTTTATGGCGTGGCCCACCGGTACCGCCGCCGCGCCGGCGGAACCAAGCCCGGCGTCGTGGTCATCGAACACAACGTATCGTGAAGGGGCGAATAGGGAACCCGCGCCGCGCTTACCTCCTATTGCGTCTCGGGGCTGCAGCGCGGGGCGAACGGGACCGGGAGTCCGTGTGGCACGGGCTCCAATTGGCCGAGCCGGGCGTCCCCCTGCCGGCAACCTTGCCGCAGTACGATCGGCTGATCGAAGCCGGATATGTCACCGTGGAGGACCTGGACGGGGCCGACGCGGACGAACTTGTGGACCTGGTGGGCTTGCGGCGCGCGGAGGCCGAATCCGTGCTGGCCGCCCTGGAGGATTGATATGGGATTCCATCGATCGAACGGACAATGGGCCGACACGGAGGAGTGCGTTCTCCTTCCGTCGGGCACCCGAACCGCTACCGAAAACGGCGACGCCTACGATGCCGGGGCCTACGGGGTGTTCCGCGGCATCCTGACCGTGTCCGCGGCGTCGGGCACGTCGCCGACCCTGGACGTCGCGATCCAAACCCGGCGCAACGCGAGCGACACGTGGCGGACCGTCGGATCGTTCGCTCAGGCGACCGCTGCCGGTGCGGAACGAAAATGCTTCGCGGGCATCGACCGCGAGATCCGGGCCGTGGCCACGTTGGGCGGCACGTCCCCGTCCTTCGACCTTAGCGTTTCCGGCGAGCTCGTATGATCCCGGACGCGACCGTCACGCTCCTCGCTATGGCCGCGCGTAGCGTGTCGGGCACCGGCGCCGCCGTCGACGTCGGGACGGCGCCGGACACGGCCCGCCTATGGGTTGACGTGGCGGCGGTCGCCGGCTCGAGCGCGACGCTTCAGATCCGAATCGAGACGAGCGCCGACGGTGCGGTGTGGCGACAGGCCCGGGTATTGGGCGAGATCAACACGATCCGCCGCGTGGACATGGCCATCCAACCCATTGATCGCTGGATGCGGGCCGCGTGGACCATCACCGGCAGCCCGCCGACGTTCACGTTTGCGGTGTCCGGCCTGACGCGCAAACCCTACGCCACGATCGCGGACCTTCGGGCGCTGGGCCTATCGGGCAACGTCCTCAGCCAAACGTCCGAGGAGAACATCGAGGCCGCCCTATGGGCGGCGTCGTGCGAGGCGGACGGAATGCTGGCCATGCGGTACACGCGCCCCATCACCCAATGGGGGGCCGACGTCCGCCTGGCGGTTTGCAAGCTGGCCGCGTGGCATGTCCTATCGGCCCGCGGGTTCAACCCGGAATCCCCGTCCGACGCGAGCGTCCGGCGCAATCGGGACGACGCGTTCGCCTGGCTTTCGGGCGTCGCCAAGAACGAATGGGAGGCCACCGGCGTGGTCGACGCAACGCCCGACGAGGATGGAGCGGACGTCGCTGTGGTCACCGAACGAAGCCGGCGGTGGGGATAATGGGCGCCAACGTCGAACAATTGCGGGCATGGGCGGCGCAGCTCGCCGACACCGGCGACGCATGGGAGCGGACCAAGGCCAAGTGCGCCGCCGCCGCCATGGCGCGGACGCGTCGCGCGTTCAGCGCGGGGGCCGACCCCTACGGTGTGCCCTGGTTGCCGCCCCAATTCAGGGCGGGAAAACCCCTGCGCGACACCGGCCGGCTCGCCAATTCGATCTCGACCCAGGTCATCCCCGAGGGGTTCCGCATCGGCACCACCGTTGTGTACGCCCGGACGCACCAATACGGGGCGACGATCAAACCCAAGAAGGGGAAGGCCCTAAGGTTTCCCATCCCAATCCAGGGACCCCAACCCAAGGGGGTCGGGCGTTCCAACAAACGCCAGGGCGGCATTGGTTCCGCGCTTGTTTTCGTGCGCTCGGTGACCATTCCGGCTCGGCCATTCCTTCCAACCGACGCCCGCGGGCTGCCCCCGGCGTGGGTGGATGACTTCGCCCGCATCCTCCGCGCCGAGGTGCGGCGGGTCGTGAGGGGGTCCCCGTGAGCGTTCCGCCGACGGCCAACGTCGAGCGCCTGAAGGATTACCTACGCACCACGGGGATTCCATTCTTCGTTGGCGGCCGCCACATCACGGTGCACGACGCGCCCCCCCGGTTCGTCGTGCAATGGGGAACCGTTACCGCGGGGCCCGCCAAAACGGTGGGCGGCAACCCGCGGCAGCTCGGGTCGGACGATTGGACCGTGCGGGTCCATTGCTGGGGCCGAACGTTCGACGAGGCCTATCGCATGCGCCAGGCCCTGATGATGGGTTGCCTGGTCACCCTATGCGGGACCGCAACCATCGGATCCACCGACGTGGTCTCGGATGAGGAGAACGTCGTCGACGGCCACCTTATGACGGTCGCCGTCACGATATCCTGTCCCCTGTACCACGCCCGCGTCGGTCCCATCATCGAGGACGAGCGGCATCGGACGGGCGTGGCGGATACCATCGAGCTTGTCACGTGGGCCATCATGGGGAGCGCAGGCGCACCCACGATCGACGTCACCGGGGAGGCCCATCCAAGCGTCCACGCCGTGGAGGTGGAGATCACCGCCGGCGGCGTCCGGGGGACCGCGAGGTACCGCTACCGCGTAAACGCCGGACCGTGGACCGACCCCGAACCGACGGCCGCCGCCGTGACCCTCGACCGCACGGGTTTGGTCGTCGCGTTTCCCGCGGCGACATTCGCCCGCGGCCACCGCTGGCAGTTTTCGGACGCCCCCACCACGTCCGGCGACGCGCGCCTTGATGCCATGGAGGACTGATGGACAGCGAGATCGAAAGTGCACCCCCGGTCAACACCCCCGCCGAATGGGCTCGACGCCTACGCGTCGCACCGTGGAAGGCGTCGGCGGCCCTCGCAATGCGGGGGTGGTGCCCGTGGGAGGAAATCACCGAGGCCGACTACACGGCCGCGGTCGATGAAGTCGACGCCATAACGATGCAATGAGGGACCCATGCTCCAGGACGTGACGGTTGAATTCAAGGACGGTGCCCTCGGCATCCTGCCCGAGGAGACGGACAAACTGATCGTGGTGATGGGCGTATCCTCGGGCGGGACGCCAAACACCCTCTACCCTATTGCGAGCGACGCCCAGCTCGCCGCCATCGGGCACGGGCCCGGGCCGGAGGCCGTGCGGCACATCCTCGACGCGGCGGGCCGGTGCTACTTTGTACCGCTTACCCAATCAACGGCGGGCGCCGCCTCGGCGGTCGCGCAGCCCGGCGGGTCGCCCCCCGCCGTCGGCGTTACCGGGACGCCATTCGACACGTACACTGCCAAGGTCCGCATTAAGTTGGGCGGGGCACGGGCCACCGCCACATTCCAATATACCCTCGACAACGGGAACACCTGGTCCCCCGAGATCGTGACGGCCGCGACCTATCCCATTCCGAACAGCGGAATCACCCTCACGTTTGCCACGGGCACGTACGTCGCCGCGGACGAATACACGTTTACGACCACGGCCCCGTATTATGGGACAACCGAGATCAACGCCGCATTCGACGCCATTCTCGACGACCCCCGGGAATGGTCGATCCCATACCTCGTAGGGCGGCCGACCGGGGGCACCAACTCGTCCCGCGCATCTGCGACGGCCGCCGTCGCCGCCGCGGTCCAAACCAAAATGCAGGCCGCGGAAACGCGGTTCCGATACGGGCGGGCCCACATCGAGGCCGGGGACTTCGACGATGATGGCGCCGCCCTTGTAAGCGCCT